CTCCCCGAGCTGGCTTACTTTTACCTAAAATTGATTCTAATAACTGTTTTAATAGATCTTCTTTCATTTAAAATCTTTATCAAAAAACTTACCTAATATATTATCATTAAGATAATTATTGGTTTCCAATACCTCTAATACAAATTGCCATTTACATTCTAAGTATGTAAGTTCTTTTTTACTAAAGGCCACTTGTAATATTTTTCTTTCTAAATCTTCATTATTTGCTTCTTTAATAAAGGAATGTGAACCATAATAAGTTTTCCAATCGCTTTCTTTTTGTACTTGTTTGTACATAGGGGGACGTCCTTTTCCTTCCCATAAAGCCTTTTCTTTTTTACCTAATTTTTTCTTTAAATTATAAATTAAAGATTTTTTACCAATATATTTTTTTCCAGTAGGTAAATGAGTGGTTTGATAAATAAACCCAAATGCTTTTTCGGGAAGATCAGAAATTTCGTTTATTTGTTTTTCTAAGAAGTACCACATAACCCTTATTATACAAAAAATATTTTAGGAATCCCAACGGATTACTAAAGTGGTATCTGTTTCATTAGATGTTCTAATAGGTTGACCTAATTTACCTACTACTAATAATTCATTATTTTCATTATATAATCCTACTGTGGTAATATAAGGTTTAAAAAGTGAACCAGTTGCAAAGTCTGCTAAATCATCGGAATCTTTAGATCTAACTTTTCTGGCTGATGTATTTAAAGTATCATTAAATTCATGTTCATCAATAGTACATTGATATTCATGTTCATAAATTAAATGAGAACCTTGAAATTGAATATTATTTAACCCACTGGCTAAATTAGCTTTACTTACTACATATGCAGGATGTGTAAATGTTACAAATCCATTTCTATGAAAAACATTACCTACATAAGGTGAACCATTACTACTACTATAATGATTTAATATTTGTGTGTCAGTTAGTCCCTTATTGTATATATTTATTTGGCTTAAAGATCCCGATAGAAAGTTTGATGAACCTCCCTTATTACCTACATAAATATTAGCTTTATTTCGTGTTTGTGTTAGAGTATTATCTGTTATACTACTTTTTAATATTCCATCTACAAATATACCCATGGTCCTTACATTACTTACTGTTGAAACTCTAAAGGCTAAATTATTTATAGTGTGTAAACTAATAGCAGTACTTATAGTAGGAGTATTAGTACCATCGGATCTTCTAAAAAACACATTAGAACCTTCAACATATACTTCAAATGGAAATTGTGTTTCTGCAAGTACATCTTTTGATTGTAGGGCTCCAGATGTTTTAGTAGATATAATTGCTGCTTTTCCTTCATTAGGAGATGGAACTATAGTTTTAGTTGTTGATTTGGATATTAAATAGGAAGTATCTGCTGAGGAATGGGATACTTCCGCTTGTAAAATTATAGTAAAATCGTCTAAGGGATTAAAATTAAATTTATTATCATGGGGTAATTTTATTTCTGAAGTAGAACCATTAAAATTAATGCTAGGAAAACTTCCATTAAATAAATTTTTTTCTGCAAAATTAACATTTTTATATTTAATTAAATTAAAATAGTAACTATCATCAAATTCATCACCAAAATCAGGTGTTGAGTATGAGGATATATTATTTACTCTAGGTTTACCATTTCTATAATAGGCTTTTCTATCATAATCTAAAGTTATAGCATAACCACTTAAAATATTTAAATCATATCTTTCAAAACCATTTACAGGTCCTATGTTTAAGATATTAGATTCAATATCAGTTGAATAATCACTTAAATTAGTTCCACTTACAATTAAATTACCATGTGTATCCTCTATAAATTCACCTTTACTTGTGGAAATAAATAATGAATTAGGTTTAATTTCATAACCTATTAAGCCATTAGGTACTGAAATTATATTTAAATTTTCATATAATACTCTACGTTGTTTAGCGTAGTGTTGTTCACCAAAATTGTATCCTAAATTTTTTTTATTATTTTTATAAAAAAGATGATCTATTTGATTATATTTAATACTTTCACTACTATATAAATCTATAGATTCGGATGTCCAATTAGCATTAAAATATGTTACTTTATTTAAAACAGCTGATGCTGAGGTAAAATTGTATAATTTATGTGCATTAAATGGGACTGTTGCAATATCGTTGGCTGTAAATTTTTTATATGCGTTTGCCATTTAGAGGACATTTTTTTAGTAATCTAATTTAACTCTAATAAGTGCTTCCTTAGTAAAATCTTTAGTAACTGGTTGACTTAATTTTGCTACCGCTACTAAATCATTATTATCATTATATAATCCTACTGTTGTTATAAATGTTGTAGGGTTATCTATAAATGAATCTATATTTACATTTCCATTACCATCTATAAATGAAGGATTAGTAGTATAATTAAACTGATTATTTTTTGCTCTAGCAAAATAAAATTGTGAACTAACTTTTTCTTCACTATCTACTATAAAGTGTTTAGAACGTGAAATATGGTTAAAAAATGTTTGATGATTATTATTAGCAGTATTTGAACCTGAAGTTGTTGTTAAACCACAAACATTTCTTAAAGCGGTAGGGTTTAAAAGTATAAATCCAGAATCTGGGTAAAATAAACCAAATGAACCATTATTAGAACCAGTAGTAGGTGATATAACACCTGCTTGGGTTAAATTTGTTCCTAACATAGTACCTAATGAACCTGATACTATATTAAACTGTCTACCTGCATTAGTAACTGTAGCTGAACCCGTAGTAGTTACACTATCATCTGTTAAATGTATTTCACCATCATTAGTAAAGTCTCTGGATCCTGATAATCTTAAATCTAGAGTTCCTGGTTTTAAATTATGCTTAAATCTAGCCCTATTTATGTTAATTACATAAAAGTCTTCTGATTCAAACCCATTAAAACTAAAGTTTGAATTTTCATCTCCAAATACTAATTGACGATATTGAGAATATATATTTTTAGAGGGACTATTACCTATTGCTCCTACAGCATTAGTAAAGTCTTGTGAACCCGATCCTGCCTTATGAGCATAAGCTATTGCATATTGTGGAGATAAGGCTGTTGCTAAATTATATACCTCAATAAAGTGGGCTCCCGAACTTGTAGGGCTTGATAATACAGCTTGTGTAGAAGATGTATGTGCCACTTGTAAATTATTTGTATTATCTGACCAAGTATTTGTTACAACTTTTTGTACATCATTTACTATGTCTGAATTTTCGAATCTTATTAAATTTGCCATTTTTTATTTTTTATTAACTTAATGTAATACCTGTTTCTCCTTGAGTTGCAGCTTGTGCTACTACTGTTTTATTAATTTCAACTGGTATAACAACACTAGCTCCAGTATCGTTACCTGTAATTGTTAAAGTAGTTAATAATTTAGTATTATTACCAAATAAAGTAGTACTATTTATAGCCTTTAAACTAAATACAGATCCTCTTACGGCTTCACTTACTGCAGTACCCACATATGGGTTTATAGTTAATGATTTTTGTTGTCCTGCTCCATTTCCTTTTCCATCAAAACTAGCTAATAAACGACTATCAGCTATTGTAGCTGTGTAACCACTAGGTTCTATAGATGTAGTATTAGATTCTAAAAAGTTAAGAGTATTAGGATTAACTTGTGCTGTAGCTCCTATTGTTAATGTTATTTTAGATACATTAGCTGTTACAACAGGGAGTTTAGATGTTCCTCTATTTAAAGTAATTAACTTATGTCTCATAATATTTGTTTCATCAGGTATAGCTTCTATTAAGGGCATATTTTCAATTGCCTCTCCTGAGAATTGTGAGCCATTTGGATGATTTACATTAAATAATGTATAATCAACTTCATCATCACCTAATGCAAATTGTGTAATTCTAAAAGAACCATCATTTCTAGATAATAGTTCTCTACCTCTTTTTGTTAAAATTGCATCTACTGTGATGCTAGTGTTATCTAAATATCCCATTGTTGTTGTATTTTGTTATAAATATATATTTTTTTAAAAAGGTGTTAAAGCCCTCTTGGTGGTGCTTTATCCTCTGTTGTTTTATCTATT